ATGTATAAGTGCAAGATGTTAAAGCTGTTCCAAGTGGTGTAATATCAAAAAAATCTTGTTCGTAATAAATAGCTAATATTTTAGAAGTACCAATCGCTGCATATTTTTTACCATCTAATGCTGTCCATGTATGCTGGTCACGCGCTGGACCTGCCAAGGTGCTAGCAACGAGTTGCTGGAATCCACCTATCTTTTGTGGTTCGCCATACCTAAATCTTATGTTATCACCATCAATCCATTGCCCTTCGGCTCCGGTTGCAGTTTGTTGTTTATTAAATCCTGGCTTAAATTGTATCTTCTGTAAAGGCATAAGCCTTTTCTTATATAGGTTTTATTAGTAAATGCACTACTTTTTTGGCAATATTATATTCCATTCTATGCTTTTAATCAATTCTTCTAATTTTATTTCTTTTAAACTATGTTCTTTCATGTATTTAATAAGTTCTTGTGTATCAACTAATACCCAGTTTTCATCATCTTCAAATAATACTTTATCTGCCTGACTTTTAGAATTTATAAGCTTACCTTTTTTATCTTCTGGAAAGTCATTTAAATAACGTATATCAAATTTATAATATTGATTGGATTGTTGCAGTAATCCATCCACTTGATAGCTACTATTTTCATGCCATGTAATATTTGTAAGGCATTCATTTACAAATTTAATGTTCATATTTACTAGACAAGTATATTAAAAAACAGTATATATATCTATATACAGAGGAAGTATGAATTTACTTAATCATTACTATTATTTTAAAAATGCGTTATCACACAAATTTTGTGATGATGTAATAGCTTATGGAAAAAAACAACAAGAACAACTTGCCCTTACAGGTGATGTTGGAAAAGAAAGAGATTTAAAAACAAATCCTCTTTCAAAAAAAGAGATTAAAGATTTAAAAAAGAAAAGAAATTCTAATATAATATGGATGAATGATCGTTGGATTTATGATCAAATACAACCCTATATTCATAGAGCAAATAAAGAAGCAGGATGGAATTTTGAATGGGATTGGTCTGAGTCATGTCAATTTACCAAATATGGTAAAGGTCAGTATTATGATTGGCATTGTGATTCTTGGGAACATCCATATAATAACCCGAATGATTTAAATTCTAATGGAAAAATTAGAAAATTATCTGTAACTTGTACATTATCTGATCCCTCTGAATATAGCGGCGGAGAATTAGAATTTAATTTTAATAATCCTGAAAATACAAGTAAAAAAAATATAGTAAAATGTAAAGAAATTTTATCAAAAGGTTCTATATGTGTATTTCCTAGTTTTGTTTGGCATAGAGTATGCCCAGTTAAAAAAGGAACAAGATATTCTTTAGTAATTTGGAATTTAGGATATCCGTTTAAATAAATTTATGAAATTAATTGAAATTTTTAAAGATGCTGTATTTCAAATACAATTGAATGAAAATTTAAAAAATTATATTAAATTTTCAAAACAATTAAAAAAAGTAGGTAGAACTAAAAGTAATGTAGGAGGATTTCAAAGCGGTAATTTAAATCATGATGAACCCACATTAAGTAATTTAATTAAAATAATAACATTTGAATCTAATAATTTTTATAAAAATTATTTATGTTTAAAAGAAGATATTAAACTTAATAATATTTGGTTAAATATTAATTACTTCAAAGATTATAATAAAATTCACGTTCACCCTTTTTCAAAAATCTCAGGTGTTTTTTATGTCAAAACTCCAAAAAATTGTGGAAATTTAATGTTTCATAGAGACACAGCTATTGATCATTTTTTAGCAGATGATTTAATTTCTAAATTAAATCAATATAATTCTAGTGGTTATTTTATTCCGCCTGAAGAAAATTTTCTTTATTTATTTCCGTCTTGGTTAAAACATTCAACCGAACCTAATCTTTCAAAAGAAGAAAGAATATCAATATCATTTAATTTATCATGAATTTAGATTTTACAGGTTATTTTATTACTCCAGTTTATTCCACAGTAATTTCAGAATGGGTTAAACCTTTAATTAAAGCGACAGAGCCTTTTGTTAAAGAAGCTAAAGATAATAATAAAATAAATATTAAAACAAGAAATAAAGATCTTAAAAAAAATATTGGTGATCTTGGTATGTCACACCATTCAAGATCACTTATAAATGTACCTGAGTTTAAAGAACTACAAGATTTTGTAAGCAAATCTTCTTTTAATGTTTTAGATCATATGGGATATGATTTAACTAACTATGAATTATTTTGGACTGAATTCTGGGTACAAGAATTTGGAAAAAATGGAGGTGGTCATCATGAAGGTCATATTCATTATGATAATCATATATCTGGATTTTATTTTTTAAAATGTTCAGACAAAACTTCATATCCAGTATTTCATGACCCTAGACTTGGAAAATGTGTAACTCAACTTCCTTTAAAAAAAGAATCGGATATGACATTTGGAACTCAATTAATAAATTATAAACCTCAACCAGGGGCCTTAATTTTGTTTCCTGCATTTTTAGAACATCAATTTGTAATGGATTTAGGAATAGAACCTTTTAGATTTATTCATTTTAATTTACAAGCGGTTAGAAAAATGATAACTGACGTGGTTAGAAAATGAGTTTTAAAAAGAAGAAATATATAATTATAGAAAAAGCTATCTCGGAAGAAATGGCTGATTTTATTCATAAATATTTTACATTAAAAAAAAGAGTTGCTCAAACTTTTTTTGAAACTCGTTTTATATCACCCTTTACTGAGTATTTTGGTATTTGGACCGATCAACAAGTTCCTAATACCTATTCTCATTATGCAGATATAGCCATGGAAACTTTACTTGTTAAGTTGCACCCTATCATGCAAAAATCTACTGGTTTAAAATTAACTCCTAATTATTCCTATGCCCGTATTTATAAAAAAGGAGATATATTAAAACGGCATAAAGATAGATTTAGTTGTGAAATATCTACAACTTTAAATTTAGGAGGTGATCCTTGGCCAATCTATTTAGATCCAACTGGTTCAGACAATGTAATTAATGAGGCAGGAAATTTAATAAAACCTAATGCACCTAAAGGTATTAAAGTTAATTTAAAACCAGGTGATATGCTGGTCTACAAAGGAAATATTTTAGAACACTGGAGAGATCCTTTTGAAGGAGAACATTGTTGTCAAGTATTTTTGCATTATAATAATGAGGCAACCAAAGGATCAAAAGAAAATTTATTTGATAAAAGACCGCATTTAGGTTTGCCTGCTTGGTTTAAAAAATAATTTAAATGAAAAAAAATCTAAGTGATTTTATTTATATAAAAGATAATGCAATTAAAGAACAACATTGTAATAAAATTATAAAATTATTAAACGACAGTAAATTGGATACACAAAAATTTTATAATAGTTTAACAGTAAATCCTCTTAATCAAGAATGGTTTAATGATTATGTTAATTGTTTAAATTTTTATAAAAAAAAACATAAATTTTTTAGTAAAAATCTCAGTTTTTGGAAAACTGATTTAGAATGTAATTATCAAAAATATGAAATAGGTAAAAATTATAGTGCAGAACATTGTGAACACGGTTCAAACTATCCTAAAAGAGTTTTAGTATGGATGTTTTATTGTAATTCTATAAAAAATGGAGGAGAAACTATTTTTCCTCAACAAAAAATAAAAATTAAACCGAAAAAAGGTAGCTTAATTATTTGGCCTGCTGCATGGACACACTCACACTACGGTGCTCCTTGTAAAGAAAATAAATATATTGTAACGGGATGGTGTAGTTTTATATAAAAATAATAAAATTTTTATGGTTTCAAATCCCAACTTAAATTTTCTTCATTCCATATGTAACGTTTACGTTCTAGTTTTTGTTCTTCTGTTAAAGACGGTTTAGGAACAGGCGCTTGCCAATTATCATTATTATCTAAATTCCAAGATGGATAGGGTTGTGGGGATATAAATTTATCTTTTATTGGATCATAAGTATGACCTAGCCCTGCATACTGTTTTCTAAAATTGTTATTATAAGATGTTTGTACCCACTTTACACCATTAGTAGATAAAGGACAAAGTGTTGCAAAGTGATTTGCTGCTTGTTCTGATAATTCTCCACCGTTGTTAGCTATATCTTGATTACAGCCAACTAATACTCGTATGACTTTATTATTTTCATCTAATTCAGCAAAATGACCCATTATGATACCGTTAAAGTTCCCGTTACTGTAAAAGTTAAAATAGTTGCTCCATCTGGACTTGTTGTTTTTGTATTAGTCCCTGGAGAAACTGATACTCTAGGGCCTGCTGCTGCTGGAGCTCTAATAACAACTATTCCTGATCCTCCATTACCACCTTCACCGGCTTGAGAACTACCCCCAGCTCCTCCTCCTGTGTTAGCTGTTCCTGGAGGTGCAGGTGGTGAAGAATCACCTGGTCTTCCTGGAGCTCCTCCGCCTATTCCGCCTGATCCAGCTGCTCCACCCGTTTGAGGTGCGCCACCACCTCCGCCTCCGGCATAATATCTAAATGATCCACATAAAACTCCATTACTTCCAAAAGCTGTTGTGGGTACACCAGCTCCTGCTCCCCCTGTTTTTGTTCCGCATTGACCACCGGCTGCCATAGCACCGCCTCCACCTGCTCCTCCATTACAATTACAATTAGTTAATCCTCCATTACTTCCTTGAGCTGGACTTGTTGGAGGTGAATTACCTGTTCCACCTGGTAAAGGATTAAATGGAGCATTTACTTGACCAGCTCCACCACCTGATCCACCTGGATTACCTGGTTTACCAGTAGGAGTAGTGTTACCAGCGCATCCACTTGCACCTCCACCACCTGTTGATGTTATTGTTGAAAAAACTGAAGGAGTTCCATTAAACCCATTAAAATTACAAACAATAGCAGCACCTCCAGCACCTACTGTAATTGGGTAGGATCCTTTTGACACTTCTAATCCAG